TCAGTGCCATAGCGTTTAACTAGCTGATAAATGCCGGCAGAAACAAGATTAAGCGCCTGATCGAATGCCGTCGGGGATGTTGTCAGGCCATTGGTTGTAAAGTCGTCCAGCGCTTTGGCACGGAACCCGGCGAACTTGCCATAGGCTCGGTGATAAATATTTATAATGTTGGTGTACAGGTCTGCATTGGCTTTCTGGAACGATACCATAAATACGCGCATAGGATACGGATGGATAAGCCGGCGTGATTCCTGCCCTCCCGCCGTGGTGGTTATTTCAACCGCATAATCATCGCCATAAGACGAGCCATAGAGAATATCAACCGAAATTCGCTCTTCCAAAAAACTAGGCATAACGCTGCGCTCCGCTCATAACACCAAGCGCTTCACGCGCTCCCTGTGCAGCCGACCGGCGCACGTCTGCCGGTGTTCCGCTGGCTACATTTACCGTGATGTTGGTGGTTCCACCCATATTTCGCTGCTGCTCCTCGGTTAAAACCCGCTCGCCTTTTTTGGCTATGATTGGTACTTCGCCGCCGACCAAACCGCCGTTATGAAACCGTGGCGCATTATCGAATACGGACGAATGTACAGACCGATAGGACGACGGGCTGCCGACTATGCCGCCGGCGTGATGACTGCCGAATGAGAGCAAAGGGCCGGTGCCGTTGAACTCACCTGCACCTCCGCCACCGAACGAGCCAAGCAAACTTGCTCCAAGCCCTATGCCCTTTTCCAGCCAGCCGCCTGATATATTGCCAGCACCTCCTCCGCTGCTAAAGTTTGGCCCCATCAACCCGTTCATTATTTGTGCGGCCAGTGCATCGGCGGCCATTTTACGCAAGGTCTGTAGGAATCCGTCGGCCATGCCGACCAGCCCATCTTTAAACGGGTCGAATAGGAAGTTACCGAGTGACGTTTGCATGTTTTTTGCTGCTGAATCAAAAAACGAATTCATTTTATTAGTTGATTTTTCAACCGGATCAATAAAGTTGGCATTGTAACTTTGCGCCATTTTATCCATTTCAGATTTAAAACCGATTTCGTTTATTGTTCCGGCTTTTAATAAATCGCTCATGGTCGCTAGGCGCTCATTAAATTTCCCCTGAATCTCGCCAGACTTAATCAGTTCAGCATTGGTTTTTTGCACTTCCATAAAATCATTCTGGTTTGATTTTGAAACTATTTCAACGGCATTGCCTGGGGATACGCCGGACAATAGCAGTTGCGAGTATTTGTACTCATTGGCTGACTGCGTCAGTTTTTGATACCGTTCAATCTCTGCGTCCATTGCCGTTTTGCCGGCATCGATGCCTTGTTGCTGAGCTTCAAGTGCTTTGTTTGCATCCCATATTGCCAGTGACATGGATTTTTGGGCCGCACTCATGCCCAACGATGCCAGCCTGTTGGCTTCATAATCGCGTTCTGACATGGCTAATTTGTTGTGCTGATCTGTCAGCGCATCAAGCTCATGTTTGATTGCATCGGCGACTTTATTCGACGCGCTTTCAATCTTTTTTGATCCGGTCGCTATGTTATCGGCGGCTAATGTTTTCTCGAAAGCTGTTTTTTTAGTTAGCGCTACTTCTGCGTCGGCTGCATCCTGTTTGATTTTTAACTCTTTAAGAGAGGCCAGCTTTGTCTTTTGGTCGTTGATACTGTAATCCTGCCCAAACGTGCCGATAAACCCGGCGGCCACGGTCACGCCTTTGGCAACCAGATTCATTTTATTGAATGTATTAATACGCGCTTCTGCATGGGCAATCTGGGCATCAAGACTGTCAGTCATATTACGGGTTAAAATATTTAGAGTCCCCGTGATTGAGCTGACGATTGATTTAATCACGCCCTCGCTTTTGTCCTGCAATAGCGCGTCCTCCCAATGATGCCATGAGTCTGCTAATGTGCTGATTTTGCCATTTAGCGTGTCCATTGCCAGAGCATTTGAACCTTTTGCGGCTTCTCCCATGGTCATAATCAATTTTTCAATCATAACGCGAGTTATTTCGCCTTTTTCGGACATTTTTTGTAGTTCGGCGGTATTTTTGCCCGTCGCCTGAGAGAGTAAGTCCCAAACAGGCACGCCCTGGTTTATTAATTGCAGAATTTCCTGTCCTTGCAGCTTTCCTTTACCCCATGCCTGTCCAAGTGCGATGGTAATTCCTGTCAATACCTCTTGTGAGCCACCAAGCTTTGATGCTTGATTAGTGATTGCATCCATTACTTCTTTAGTCGGATTGATTCCAAAATTGCGAAGTGACACAAAAGCTTTTGTGAGGCCGTCTACCTCAAAAGGTGTTTCATCGGCAAATTTTGACAGAAAATTGAATGCTCTCCTAGAGCCCTCAATTGACCCCTCAACAGCGGTAAGTTCCATCCGCAATGTTTCCATGCTGCGATTAGTGGCGAGAATATCCGAGGCCAAACGCCCGACCTGATAAAGGCCGAATGCCGAAACAAAGCCGGTCACTGCCCTGGTTGCGCGAGTGACTGATGTTTCCAGCGTTGACATGCTGCTGGCTATGCGCGGGCCGACACCGGCTCCGGTAGATGATAGGGTGTTTAAATCGCGGGTGGCTGTATTAACCTGGGAGCTATCAACCCGTATTCCCAATGTTGCAAAATCCATCAACCAGCCCCTTTAGTTAGATATAAATTGTCCAATGCCCTGATGATTTGCACTTCAAGCGGCGTGACCTGTGCATCAGTCAAACTATTCCATGCGGCTATCTCTACATAGCTCAGCGGATTAGCCCCAAATCCGTTCCCGCATCGCGCCCGGTTCAGTTCTGAAAAATAACTCCAAACCTGTTCCAGATGCACTGGAAATTCAGGCTGCCGCAACTGCTCCGGCATGATGCCAGTTTGCCTGAACTCACATTCAAGGTGATGACGGATAGTTGAACCGTCATCCAGCCTTTGGCTTAGTTCAAATTCGCTTTCAGCAAATAGCAATAATGCCGCTATTTGCTTTGCATAAAATTTGCAATGTCACCAATAAACTCATCTACCTGATCTTTTGCCCATGAGAACCTGGCATAAAACGCAATTGCATTATCTTTATTGAATGCCAATTCTTTGCCGTCAACGGTAAATGTATCTTTTTTTCCTTGTCCGTCTCTCCATCCTGTTGTTGCAGCAACAACCAAACTGACCGCTTTGTCATCGATTTCCTCTGCTGTTGTAATGTCCTGCTCTTTGCCTTTGCGCTGCGCCATTTGCGCTTTGCGCATAGCGGCGTTACGCATTGAGCGCAATTCGTTTTGATAGGCTGCCGAATCTTTGCCAGTTACGCTAATAAACATGTTTAATGGCGCATTGGTAGCCGGATGCCTGAGTTCCAGTTCTATCGAATTGTCACATGCTGCGCGGGTGTCTAGTGTTGATAAATCCATAATTAAGCTCCTGCGACAATTAATCTATATGCACGCGCACCTGCATAAGTACAGGCGTTATAACCCTCTTGGCCGGTTACAACCACTTTAGTTATCAATCCACATTTAATGAGACTATCACGACCTGATTTAGATGGAATATCACCATCGTACAACGGGCCATGTTTGAATGCAGCTGTAATCGTGTCTCTTTCTGCTGCACCCATTGATTCCACTAACACAATAAGCGCGCACGCCGCTTTTATTTCACAACCCGATGATGTTAGTAAGCTTTCGTGCAGCACTTCTAAATATTTATTTAACATTAAGCCGCCGAGTCCTGAATAGTTAAAATTGTTTTGTCATAGGCTGTAGCTGAGCCGCCAGCCAAATTGATACGGGCGACAAAAGGATAAGTTCTGAATGTGGTTGGCGCGTCGTTGGGCGCGTCGCCTGTAATCCGCACTTTGCTCATGGTAAACGCCATAAAATCGGATGTTGCCGTATTGTCGGCGGCGAATACAGAGGCGAGTACGATTTCTGTTTCAGCCTCATACAATGCAGAAGTAACGGTATCACGAAGATTAGCCGAGAACGTTCCAGTTACCTCGATCCATTGCCGGTTTACATCGGCCCCAATTTTGGAGCCGACCTCTGCCCCGGTGCTGGCCGCCGAGTTCATGATTGAAATTTTAATTCCGGTTACGGTCTGTGCCGTGCCATTGACATAGAGCAGTCCATGCAGTGCGCTTAAAATATCGGTTGTGCTTTCTGCTGATGGAGTAGTTAATATTTGAGTTGCACCGATAGAGCGAGAGCGCCCAACCAGGCTCACGGCAAAATTAGCATTTCCGGTTGCCGGGAGATCAAAATCCATCGATGCCGGGATCATGTCACCGAACAAATCGGAAATTGTTTGTGATGATGTCCAGTCCTCAATGGTTAAATAATCTTTTGTATGGCCGGTAAGAGGCGGCAGGCAAACTTTGCCAACAGGCGTAAACGTAACCGAGCCTGTCTCAACTTTAGCAACAACAGCGGTTCCGTCTAGAAATACACCAGTCATGTTACCTGCGGTTAGGGCTGTTATCCAGAAATTACGTGCATTATTATCGGTAGCCGTGGTGGTGAACCCGGTAAATCTTCCAACCATGCCAACTTTTAACCCGGCGGTTATAAATCCGGCTGAGCCGTCAACGAACTGAGGCCCTGTAGCTGCTGCTGTGCAATCGGTTCCGATAACCATAGCCGATACGGTAGTAAAGGCCGCTTCAAGCATCGATTCAATAAACACCTTGTAAGTTCCGGATGACAGCTCACCGTCAAGTTTGTAATCGACCTTTTTCAATCCATACTTTGATCCGGTTGATTGGTGATGTGTCGTAACCTCGGTCGATTTGTACATATCGCGGATAGCCTGCCCTACGCCAGTCTTTCTGCGGATGGTCTGCGAGCCGGTAGAGCCGAGTACGCCAAGCCCTGACTGTTTAACTACATTGACTTGTTTGCTGATGTTTTGGACTATGCCGGTCATGTGCTGCGCCTCTTAAAAGTTTGTATGATTATAGTAGCGATTCGCTACACGTTCAATTGATATATGATTTGAATGGAATTTTTACCAAAATAACCCACCTGTCCTCTTGCTGCCCGCTTGTAGTAACGGAAGGGGTATTAATGATGCTCACATTTACGCTGCCTGATGTGAAAGTGCTAGCTCGTTTGAATGCCGATTTGATTAATTCTGCCCGTGTTTTTGCCACCGACGAACCAACGTCCAGGGGATAGCGCAATGTAATCTGCATGTAGCCGGTATGCTCTTCAAGCAAACCTGTCTCAGGGTTCGACACATCGGCAAACAGGATATTGACTTGCTGATATGGCGTTCCGGACACCGGCGTATAGGGCACGTTCTCCCATGCTGTCGCCAGTGCCGGGGACATGGCATTAAGAGCAGTTTCAAGTGCTGCGCTGATTGATACAATGCTCATAGCATGGTCTCCGCTACAATTGCGTTAAATTCCATGACAGTAAGTCCTACCATGCCGTTTGGCGCTTGTGTTGACCAGCCATTTTCCAGTCGCTCTGCGTAGGGCACATTATTCACAAGATAATAAATTTTTCCTGCGGCTGCCTGCGGAATAAGCGCTGTATGCAGGCCGATGGTAGCCGCGCCGGTTGCATCGATTCCTTCGATTATGCCATCAGGCGCATTGCCTACGCCGAGCTGCCAATTTGCGCGGAAATGGCCGCCGGTATATCCTGCCGGCGAGTTATAAACCGACAGATAATCAACATACCGCCCGTTCCTCAAAGCAACCCATAAATCAGGGTTTCCTACCGGGGACTTTTTAACAAGCGAGCGATCAATATTTAAAACGATTTTCCGCACGATCAAATTCTGGCGCTCGATGGTGCGATTAACAAAGCCGTTTAGCTCTACCTCAAAACTCACATTATGCCCTTATATTGCATTCATACAACACAACGGTTCCAGCTGGGGACAGCGGTTTTAATGGCGGCACAAGCGTATAAACTTTTGATCCTATGGTTACGGTATCGCCAAGCGCCGGAGGCGTTGTCAATTCTGTTGCGGATAGGAACAACTGTTTGTCGCCAACATTAATTAATGTCTGATCGATATATCCCTGTCCATAACGAATAGTCGCAAGCCCCCATTCAAATACTGCGCCTTCCGTGGTTTGCGTGGTGGTGGTTACGGATGCAGCGCCTGTCGCCGGGTCATAAGCTCCGGCGGATTTATTCGTTAGCGTTACAGTTTGCCCGTATTTTTTCAGCATCCTGGTAGCGGATGCCTTTGGCCGGTCGTAAACACTCACCTGACAAGCCTATGCTCTAAACTGCTGCCGGTATTGAAGTAAATCTTGAGCATTGCGTCAATTGACCGGTATTGCGTGACCTGCGGACTATTAACGTCATATTCTGTCGATATTGGCCCAATAGTCTCTTTTGTGATTTGTTGCGTTGTGTCTGCCAATAATGTGCTAGTCGCAGCTGTCAGCGCAAGGTCGGCACATGCATTTTTAATTTCTATTGGAACGGTATTAATCGGCACATACGCCTGGAATGAACCATAGCCTGCAATGGCATCTGGAAGCGGACAATAGGCCCTGGGCCAGTCTAGCACCTGCGTAGTTGCATTATAGCGATAGCCTGCCCAGCGTTTGCGGTAGACCTCCACCATATAAGCCGTAGCTTTTCGAAGGCATTGCTCGCGCACTGTATCGCTGGCAAGCGCGGCCCATGCCGCGTTGCCTATATTGCTGTGATACGTAGTGGCGAATGCAACCGTACAATAAGACTCTGCACCTGCAACAATCGAACCGTCCTCGACGATGAGAGTCATTTAATTAATACCCAAGGCAAAGGATATGCAACTTGCTGGCCGCCGTGAATCCAGTTGTTTTGGATACGGTGACTGTAGTTGTTGTTGTTGCTATGGATAGTGAAAGAATATCGGTGTCGCTTTGGGCTACGCATACCGGGGCCGTAGTCCATGTCGCGCCAAACGTGGCGATACAGCTTGTGGCTGTGCCGCCACTGCCGACCGTTACCAGCATCCCGTTATCTGAGCCTGCCACACTACCCGTAGTGCCGTAATCAGACGCGCCGACCGTTGGCGCTCCGGTCGCTTTGACATGCCCGGCAACCGTTAGCCCTGTCAATGTTCCGACCGAGGTTATGGCCGATTGCGCGGCTGTTGTTACGGTTCCTGCGGTAGTCGCGCTGGTCGCCGTGGTAGCGTTTCCGCTTAATGCGCCGGAAAAGGTGGTGGTGGTTAAAGTGCCTGATGAGAATGTAAGCGTTGAAGCATTGGTTAATAATCCGCCTGTACCGGCATAAAGCACCCGCCCTGCTGTTAATCCAGTGTCGGTTAGGCTGCTGAATGACCCTGTACCACCTGATATTGCGCTAGTTATTGCGTCAGTTGATTCAGAGATGTTATAGGCGAGGCTGCCGGTTAGCGCTGTTATCCGAAATTGTTCGAGAACGAAATATTCGCCAAAATTATTCGTAGTGCTAGCTGCTATCCCGGTAACGTCGAGTAACACAGCACCATGATTCCGCTCAACCAGAGCCGTGTTGGATGCTGCCGTAGTTACCGCAAGCTTTTGGCCGGGATAAACGACAATATTCGCCACACCGTCGGCATTAAGCGTGGTTGCCGCTGACACAAAAAAAGACGCTAGCAATAATACCGCGCCAATTAGAAATTTTTTCATTTTATATCCTCAAAAAGAGTGGCGCGTCCTTGCGCCGAGGTGGAGGATTTTATTTAGCCAATCAAAAGCATCGAATGGCGCGGCGCGACCATCTTAACACCCCAAGCTAAACCTAATTCATACCGAACTTGACGGTATTGCTTATAAACGGCGACTTGGAACGCCAAACCAGAGACAGGATCAGTAATTGTCATCACGTCATCAGCATCATCGCCGCCTTCCGGCATCGCTGGAGCGCGAGTGACAAGGGCAATGGCTGATTTACTGAAAACCATGTTACGGTCAGTTGCGGCAATAGTGGTAATTGCCCTGGTTGCAACGCCTTGAGCTACGCGCAAGCCTGGCTCAGCAATTGTCAAAATATCGCCTGATGCAGGGTTTGCGCCAGCTTGAACGACGCTTGCGACAACATAAACATTAGTATCATTGGCGAATGTAATCAAATCACCAGCGACAGCCAAACCAGTACCGGCAGTAGCCAAAGGAATAGCAGTTTGACCCACAGTGAACGCGGCAGATGTTGATGTTGCGGAAGCCATTGTTCCGGCGGTTACGGCAGTTTTAACTTGAGCTGACTTGTGAATGCTAACGCCCAATACATCGCCAATGATGCCGCGACGTAACAGGTCGGCTGTTCCGGCTTCGTTAACTTTGAATAATGCTGATTGCTTGCCTGATAGATTGGCGATTGCTGACGTGCTTAATACCGCACGTCTGTCACCCGGCGCGCCATTATCATCGAGGATTTTTAATGCTTGCGACATATCAGTAAAATCAGCCGCCGTACCAAATGGCTGAGTATTGTATGTGCCGTAAGCGCGAGACGCTTTGGTATGCAGAGCAGCAAGATCAGCCTCCACTTCATTCACCGCTGCCCGGATAGCCTGTGCAAAACGATCAGCCTGAACAGAACCTAAAAGG